TACTTGGTGGTGTTACTCCTGTACTTCCAACTGATCCACCGCCTTGAAAGGTTGTAGCTCTTATTTTTGCTATGTTTCCAAGTGCTGCCACTCCTGCTGCTGCTGCAAATGCTGGCCCCGTTACTGCTCCGACAATTGGTATTGCTGATCCAGAACTAAACGCAGCTTGTACCGCTTGAACGCCTTGCATTATAGCCTGTGCTATTTGCATCTTCTTATTAAACTCAAACTGCTGTTTTTGTATTTTAAGTTCCTTTGCGCTACCCTCCTCAGCGTTAGCTATTCTCATAGCGAATATACCATCAGATAGGTTTGAAATAGCCGTGTAACTAGAATCATAAATACTTTTTATAGCATCTGATTTTTCCTTTTCTAATTGAATGGTTCTATCTAATTCTGCCTTATCTAGTTCAGCTAGTTTCTGACTGTATTCTTGTCCAATCTTAAACTTCTCCCCTTCGGTAATATCTTCAGCTAACAAAGCCTGTTTCATTTCAAACTCAGCGAACTCCCTTTTTAGTTCTTGAGTTTTATCGAAATCATCGCGCATCTGGATAAGTTCACCTTCTAGTTGTGATTTTCTCGAAAGTCTTTCAGCTATTATTTCCTTTTCTTTTTCAGCTTTTTTCTTATCAGCAATTGCCTTTTCTTCTGCTTCTCGTTTCTCTTGAATTTCATCTGCTAGCTTAGAGAACTCACTAGCCTGTTTCATTTCAAGGTTCTTTATCAGCATGGTGTCTTCACCGTACTTTTTTATTAACTCGTTTCGTTGTCGCTTGTGTGATTCTTGTAGGGCTGTTAATTTACGTACTTCATCGTCTTCAATATTCTCTATGATTAGATCACGTATCAGTTTCTCACGCTCGGCACTCAATCTAGCTGCTTCCTCCTCTTTCCTTTTACGGTCTTCATTATTCTTTTTCCAATTAGCATTAGATGTTGCTGCTGCTGCTTTACGCTCCTCCTCTAGCTTTGCTTCTTGTTTGTTTATTAACTCTTGTTTGTTAACATAGTAATCCCCATCCATGGCTTTTAAATCCTTGTATCTGGATCGTGACGCTTTTATCTCCTCGGATAGTGTTTTAGTTAACTCATCATTTCCAGCTGCACGAGAAGCAGAAATCATCGCGCTTTTTTGCTTGATCAACATTAATTGATCTTTTAAATCTTTACGCCTTGCGGATTCTATTTCATCGAGTTGTCTAAGTTCTAAGCTGTGAATCTCTTCTGAACTCGCACCTCTTGACCTTGCAAGTTTCAATTCGTTCTCGGTAGCTTTCGCTATTGCGGAGTGTCTTCTCTTAATAATTTCCAACGAGCGTTCATTCTCATCGTTCATCTTTTTTGTAATCTGTTCAACGGATTCGCTTGCTGATGTCAAATCTTTAAGAGCCATCACTAGTGCAACTATTCCAGCTATAATTGCTACTAAAGGTATAGCTAACATGGCAAGGCGTAAAGCACCCATCGCAACCGTTGTTCCTGCTGTTACCGTTGTCCATGCGAACTGTGCTGCGGTAGCTAGTTTAGTGCTTAATGCTTTTGCTTTAGTAACTACAATTGATTCCTTATCTAGTGCTATCTTCAACTGCTCAAGCGATGCGAGTATAGTTTGTACTGCTTGAAGTTTAACGAATGACTTCTCAAGGCTCTCGTTTTCTATTCCTAGAGCGATCATACCACCTTGAACTGCTCCATATCCTGCTGTTACTGCTGTACCAATTTGCAGTGCAGCACCAAGCCCTCGACCTTGTTCTGCTAGTTGGTCAACTGACTTGTCAACGGATATTAATACCTTCCTATAATTGGCGGCTTCGTTTTGTAATTGCTTGAACTCCTCTGTGTTCTGTTGTCCAGCCAATGCAAGTTCATACATTCTATCCTCCATCTCCCCAAGTCGAGCGGATAGCGGTTTCACATCACCGTAAACATCCTCAAAAGTATCGCCAAGTTTGTTGCCTGACTTAATAACGTCTTCTGCTGCTTTGTTTACAGCTTCGAGTTGGTCGGTTAAGTTATCTACCTCCTTATTTGCTTGTCCTGCGTCTGCCGATATTTTGAATATGATTTCTTCCATTATTGTTTGTTAAAATATTCTAATCTCGAAAGAAACGTTTTGCGTTACAATATCTGTTAATACTCCGTTTTGATTTGCTTGAATAAATATAACTCCGTTTGGTTGAACCTGTGCTTGTATCTCTCTCCAAAGTGATGTCTCCGATTGAAAGTAAATCCAAGTACGGTTAGGATCAAATGAAAAACCTGATACATACAGTTCATAAACTCCCGTAAATCCAACCGTTTTTTTAATTGTTGCGCCTTGCATATCTGAACAGGCATAGGTAACTTGAGGGTCTTGATTTCCCCAAAAATCAATGATGCCAATAATACTCTTGAAGCATCCGCATTTGCATGATGGAATGACTGTTGTTTTTTCTATCGGTGCTGTTTGGCTGTTTGAGAAATTTGAAGTTAACGCGATAATAAACACTAAAATAATTCGTTTCATAATTCGTTTTTTTAATTGTAAATTTTTAGTTCAATTTGTGAAAAGTTAAGTGCAGCGTTTACAGAAACTCCAGCATAATCTTTTGTAAATATAAAGAAACTATTTGCGGTTTCCCAACGAATATAAACTGATCCGGTTGCTGCTCCCAAATTCGCAAGTGCAAAGAATTTGTTTTGCGTTGAGAACGCGCCCGATAAAGTACCACGATAACTTCCAGGCGTTAAATAAGTAAACACAATAGTTCCTCCTAGTGTATTATCAAGTATAGCATCAACTGTTGGAGCGCCTGTTCCAGTTTGTGAGATCATACCTCGCCACTCTAAAAATGTTGGTTTACCGCTTGAAAGAACAATAACACTCCCCGACCTAGTGTAAGTAACTCCATTATCGGTGTCCATGTACATTTCACCCTCATAGATGTCGGTGTCTATCCAATCGCCGTTCTGGTGGTTATTACTTGCTGGAATAGTCGGTACTCCTTGCCCTTTCTTAATGCCGTATCGAAACGGTCTTATACAATCGCTCATATTATCCTTGTAAAAATGGTGAATTTATCGCTATATCACTAAGAACTACCGACACAAAACCAGTATCTTCACCTACTCCATTCGGTGAAAACACAGTAGATGGTGTTCTAAATGCTGTTTTATCGTTTACTATTTGTATTGTTCTCCTCTTTTTTGCTTCCAATACCTTTACCAACTCTATTTTTGTTGTCGTTTGTGCATCTTCATCAAAGTCGATTATCTTATTAAGCCGAAATAAAGCACCCTCAATCATTTGAAGCCTTGAAAAGTCTTTATTTTTAACCGTCTGAGTGTCCCACTTAATATAAAGCCTGTTTAATTGTCCTGCTCGGTTGGTGATCTCATTAATGAATACGCTATAAAACTCCGTGAAACTGTTTACCGTAGTAACAACCGTTGCAGAATAGAACACTTCATCAACTAGCTGAAAGTTCAAATCAAATAATGGGTTCTCCCAATCGTCAAAATGATGAATACACGGGTACGTACTCAAAGATTCAAAGCTGCTAGGATCATCAGTATTTCGGAATGTCCAATTGCCATCCTTTAATCCGTTTCGCATACATAAACGAGCTGATCCCTTGTTACCTTTTATACCTCCAGAGTTATCTTCAATTATGTATCTTGCTATTAAGAAACCGTCCGCTACTTGGTAGGGTATTATTCCAGACCATGGTAGCTGAACGAGTTCATCACCTTTTGAAAAGTAGCTGCCTTGGCTGTGTATGTAGTCCCCATATCTATTACCGTACTTCTCAAGGTAAACGGTGCTGTCCCTGTCCTTATTCTCTTTGTACTTGAAGGAAAACGTCTTGCCGTACTCGTTTGCTATTGGTAGTATCTCAATCTCTTTGGAGTAGTCTATATCTTGGCTAATCTGATCGAAGTCATCCGTAGGTTTATAGTATTCTGTAAACGGTAAAATATCAACGGTGTTATCTAGGTCTGGATCGCTCGTATAAAGATTGAATTGTCGAATGAATCCAACTAAGAAATCTGAACAAAGCATATCGGGGATAAACTTAGAAAGAGAAATCGTACCGCCATCCGTTACCGATTCATCTGTACTTGTTAACTCTAATTTAATTGGAACAGTAGTTGTCAAATCCAAAGTTACAACATCTGTGTCGGTTGTTAAAACCCTTGAAACTCTAACCTGTCCTTGTTTAAACGAGAAACTTAACTCATCCCCAGACTGACAAGATATGTTTATATCAAAGTTAAAGTTAAGAACGTTTGGATTAGATGAACCACCTACGAAATATATCTGCTGAAAAAATTGACCGTTCCTGTATATTACCAAATACGAATTAGTCATAAATTCAAAGTTCAATATTCCCGTATTAACTGTGGATGTCAATTCACCTGTGAAACTTAGGTTATAGTTTCCTGACTTCTGAACAGTAATTATACCATCTGAATATTGAGTAAGGTTGTCGCTAGTAGTGGTGAAAGTTGTGTTTATTCCATTAAAAGGAACATTGCCGAAAAAAATAGGGTTTGAAAGTGTTGCTGGTGTCCATACGCCATTAACTACTTCGGTTCCGTATGTTGGTAGCTTGGTTTGTGAAAAGGTGAAGTCTCCATTTGTTAAATCTACCAATCTGTCTGCTATATCCAACGGTGTAATACTGTTGTCGATGTATTCACCTCCACCATATCCAAAGAGTACGTTTTTAATACGTGTAGTGTCAAGCCATGCTGAATTAATAGTCAAACCTAAATATTCATACATCTTTAAAATAACCTCTCTTGCATAGATGTAGGGTACAATATCGGTAGTGTTCCATATTGTTCCCGTTCTTCCGTTACCTCGCTCAATTAATGGGTAGTAATATCCTGTCCCTGCTGATGCTACCCAACTAGCCTTTATGTTTGTTCGGTTTAATATGTGATCGTATGCGCTCCAATCTAATTCAGATACTTTGATATTTGAAAGTATCAAAAAGTAATCAATCGTTTCGCTAAATAAATGGCATGAAAACGTAATCTTTCCTTCTTTAAGTTTTACATTGTTCAGTTTCAGTATGCCATTGCCAAATACATTCAAACCTCCGCGCTTTAATATCGCTGATGTTTTCTGTGTAGCATCGAAATTAACTGAGCCATCAGACACAGTGAAGTTATAGAACGATCTAAAAAAACCGCAGTTTGTCGCTGTACCATCTAATACAATTTCCTTTGAGAATTTACGCGCTCGGTTCTTTATGTCCTTAACGTCTGCTATTGAAAAGTTCAAAGGTACTGCGATTCCCTCGGATAACTCCAAAGAAACACCCTCACAGATTAGTTCATCGTTCATAGTCCTACACTTTTTCTAGGCATAGTTTTAGTGTACGCCATTTCTTCCATTATCAAATCTTCAAACCTTCCGTCCTTCTTATTGAAACTTGAAGCCTTTAGAGACAATCTAAACATCAAACCACTTGGCGAGTATAAATATACTTGTGGGGATTCGTATGCTGTAACAAACCAATTCTGTAACGTGTCAGTCATGTAGTTTGTAATAAGGTTTCCACCATCATTAAGCACCTTCTCAAAGTCTATATTTCCGCTTGAGTTGTAGTCAAATACGTATCTTAGGTCTGACCATGAACCATATTTTTTAATATATGATCTAGTTTCAATATCCGTTTTTTCTGTCACGGTATGCTCAATAGGGTACTGATCAAATGTACCATACTTATTAAGCCAAAGTATTGAGTTTATACCATAGCAATAATCATCAACGTAAATGAATGTTAGTGTTTCTGATGTTGGTATTGACACTTCAAAGTAACTTACATCATTGAAGTCAACACCACCATAAACAGTCGTTAAATTATCAGATGATAGATTCAGTTGTCTATAAGCGTGTGTATTACTCACAGTGTATGTATCAAGTAATGCGTTACTACTATCATAAAAATCAATAGTGAGTATCTGTGCGCCTGTATTTATCATTGAACAAATAACGTCTGCCCCTCGTATTACCTTGTTCACTAAGTTTGGCACATCTGTAAGCCATTTCTTATTCACATAATCTGCTGATATATCTATGTCCTGCCATTGCTCAGATGATAAACTAGCCTTAAAAGTATTTATCGTTGTGCTTGATGCTGATGCTTGTGATGTTGCTGGTGTACCGTAGTACTCTGTAACAGTCAACGTCAATGACTTAATCAGTCCAGTATCTGATGAAAGTGCCGATGTTACTGATGGCTTAGGCATTAAGTTTGCCACAACTGGAGAACAATCAAAATGGGCGCGTGTTCCTGTTTCAACAAAAACAATGTCCTCTCCAACGATAGAACCGTTCAGTACTGTCTCTACTTTAAAATAAAAATTAGCCTGTGCCGTTTGAGTTGAACTAAAAATAAAGTTCAAAGGGTTGTCGCTTGGGGAATAAGCATCTGGTATAGTTATGAATGTTACTGCCATGGATCAATTATTACTACTGTTATTGCTCTTTTCATTAATTCAGATATTGGCTTTTCAAGTTCGGCAACCAATGACTTATTAACCACATCAGTATAGAACGGTCTAGCCATCTTACCATCCTCTCGTATGCTTTTACGAATCACATAATTTAAGGATTCGTAACTCATCTTTTGGTCTCTAGGTGTTATCCCTCTATCGCTAATCCATCCAGCTATTTGAGATTCAAACGCTTGCCAACTACTATCAACTCCCGACTGTTTCCCCCAATTAGGCGCGCCCCTATTGATAAGAGTACCATTTACACCAAAGTTTACAAACTTCCAATAAAAAGGTGCTTCTATTGCAACAGACACAACCGAACCACTATCAGAAATAAGAACGGGTTTAATGAACTGTTTTAGGTTTCCTGAAGCATCCACTTGGTACTTGTCAATTGTAAACCTTAATCTTCTTATAATCTCATTAACCTGCGCTTCAATCAGATTCTCTAGTGGAGATTTATCTTTGCCTTTTAACGCTTCTTTTGCTGATCCAGCGTCGAGTGTTCTTAATATATTTTCAACGCTCATCTTCTCTTTGCTTTACGTGTTGCCTCTTTTTGTGCTTGATGCTCCTCCTTTAGTTGGTGCGTTAAGAATTTTGATCTGTGGTTGAATATGAATATGTTCCAATCGGTTACTTGCTTCCAGTCTCCATCCGTGTATTCTTTCGCAAGCGCGTGAATAGTTTTCTCCCACTCAAACATCTTAGAACCTTGTTTATCTTCTGTCCCACCTTCTCCCCTTGAAGCCTTGCCACTTGTAACATCATTGATCTTTCGTATTTCTTCAAAAAAAAAGCGTTACAATTCAGATAAATCTCTAACGGTAGATGATCCCTAATTTCTTGATACCTGTCACTACTTGAGTTTAATAGATTTCCGTTTTTGTCTGTGTCTCCATACGTCAAACCTTTAGGAAAGTAATACATACACGCCAATTTTACAGGGTCTTTCTCTCCATCCACTCCAGAGAAATCAATATGCCACCCAGTGCCAACCTTATTTGGGTCTATTAGTACATAGTCTTTATCGTTTAGCGTTATCTCTTTAGGTGGATCACCTCCAACTTCGAAATCTGAAAACGAGTTCAACGAAATTCTGTATAGTTTTTCTATGACAGAAGGGTGTAACCTCCTTAATTCATAAAGAGGTGTATCTGTTAGGTCGTGTAAGAATATAGTCTTCTCTGTTAGCGTTGGAGCATCTGAGAACACCGTTTGACTTATTGCTTTAAAGTGTCTTATTCTTAAATCCTTTGCGCTCTTTGGTATTCTTATTTCTGTTGCCATGTTAATAGTATTCTCCTGTGTATTTGTCGCCTGATCCAATAGCGTAGAATTTCGCATCCATTAAGTGATCTAAATGAGACTTAGCTACCTTTCCAGTACGTTCATCCCAAACTAAATGACGTTCCTCATTCTGTAAATTTACGCTTCTTTTTGTAATATAGAAAAATTTCTCGTTTAATTTACGTATAGCAAAGTCTTTTATATCATTCTTTGATTCACATTTTATCGCTCGAATACCGTTGTCTCGTAGTTCTTGAATAGACTTTGGCTCGGCACTATCACAGTACATCACTTGTCCAGAATAACCTCCGATCTTTAGTGCTTGGGCTGCACTTGGGTTTGTTAGGTTGTTGTCGTATAGTAACTCATCCAGTATGTAGTGATCGTTATACTTGTAAACGTTCAACGCTGCGAACTTTGAGATACTAAACCCGAAATCTATACCACCATAAACGAGTTTAGCATCTGTCGGTATAGCGTCGATCATCTCCCAATTAGGGCATACGACACCTTGAACGCTTCCAATGTTGCCAAGACCGTAAACCTGCCAAAGATTTGCCCAATATGGATTCTTTACCGTTCCGTCTGAATAGTACCCTAATTCTTTGTAGTTCAGTATTTCATGGCGTTCCGATTCTGGGAGTAGTTCGTTATCCTCAAATGTAAGCTGTAAGAAGTCGCAATCCTCCCGTGGTAATATGTCATTATCTACAAAGAATGTCGCATCTGGGTTGTAGTCAAGATAAACCTGTCCCGTTCTCGATGCTATTTGTCGGTAGCTTTCTGGATCAATCTTGTTTACCTCATTGAAGTACGCCACGTGGGATCGTAAACCCTTACCAATATCCGTTTTATCTAATCCAATAAACTTAATGAATGATCCGTTAGGGAACTTGTATAGCGTTCCAGCTAAGAAACGATTCTCATCATAGATACCAAACATTCGCATAACCTTAACGAAGTCCTTTATAACTGTTAAACGCATCTTTGTAAGTTCAGCAGATAGTATAAGTATCTCTCGTTCTGGAACGCTTGAAGCGTGGTTAATCAAAAGTATTAATATAGATATTGTTTTAGCTGATCCTTGACCACCTCGGATCGCTTTAATCTTCTTTCGAAGGGATGCGATTTTACGTAGTGCCGTCGTCTGCTGAATCACTAAGTGGGTCGATGTTTAATAGATTGATATTGGCGGTGGTGTCTATTTCTTTCTTGTCGGACAAGCTGTTAAGTCGTTGTGTAATACTTGGATTATAGAACCCTAAAAGACCTCCAATGATTTGATCCTCTCGTATTTCATCCTTTATACGCGAACAGATACTTACGAAGTCGTTGTATAGATCATCTTTATTTACAAAATATTGCTCAACACATCCATACTTCCCGTAACAGAACCTTTTGAACCCTTCAAGTGTTAACGGTACCTTTGGGTTGTCCATTTTACGATCTCCATCCTTTCCTACGTATTGGATTCTTTCCCACTTCTTTGCTTCTTGATTGAGTGATTCTTTGAACTCATTCCAAGCAATTATAAGATCATTCTCCCCTTGAAAAATACGTGTTGGGTGTGCCATCCTAAATAGTTACAAGTAGATAAATAGCATAACAAACTGCTACCAATGCGATGATTCCGTATGCTAGTCCTGCTCCTGTGTTTGGTGTTTCTTCGATCATTATATGAGTTTTAGAAATTTCTCTTTGCTTCGTGCCTTGATGTCTGGGAACATTTCACGAAGTTCTATAAGTGTGAGTGATTTGTAGTCGTATTCCTGCTCTGGAATCTTTACCAACTCAATATGTTCGTATTCTTTTGATACTGATTCGATCACAACATCTTCTACAATAACCCGTTTTACTTTCTTCGGTTCTTCGTTCGTTATGTAGTTAAAAATCGCGTTCATTGCGGATGCTTTGCAAGATGAGCAAGATGTGTCAATTAGCTTAACGAACTTCTTACCGTATGATTTTTGCAGTTCTATAAATGCTAGATTCAAATGAACCAATTCCGAGGCATTGAAATCAACTTGACGCGATTTGCATTTACTTCGAATAGCTTCAAGGCTCTCGATATTTTTTATGATTCTTATCATTTGTTCTTATCTGAAATTACAGCCATGAAATATACCGCCATAGCTATAACGGGGTTGAATGTTGCTACCAATGCTATCCAAAAGGATTGACAAGGGAAACAGTCTAGTAGTTTAAATCCTTTCGTTTGAGATAGTTTAAACGCCTTTCTGATGAAGTATGACAAGTTCAGTTTAAAGTGAAATATGAATACTAAAAACCACACTAAAATAGCTGTGATGATATTAAGGTCGTAACTAATCCAGTTCAATAACATATCTTTTCCTTATTTCGTTCTTAACAAATTTACACATTTTTATTATGGTACGGTAGTCAATACCAGATTTTTTTGAAAACTCCAATTCACTAACATCTAAAAGGTAGCATTCTTTGAACACTTTAACCTCATATTTATACCCTTCATTGTCGAGACTTAAAAGTATTGTGTGTATCGGTATTGTGTCGTAACCCTTAGACGGTGTATCATCTATTTCGATGCTTGAAATTGAAGGTTTAATATACATCTTATAGAACTTACTTTTTTTGCTTATAAACTCATTTCTTAGAGCATTAAAAATATAACGATCTTTAGCGTTTACATTGACGTTCTCTAACTTATCAAGTATTCCTTTCTCAGAAATTAAGTGATGCAGTAGATCATCTCCGTAATGACCTGCGATCTTTCGAGCGTAACCGTAATACTTATTTATGTTGTCAATCACGGTGCAAGTTACGTATTTTTTGTGTTTATTAAGTACCTCATATTTTTGTTTAGGTTAATTAACGTGTGCTAACAAAAAGTAAATTGCATTAAAACGACAACTTACTTTAGTCGTTAGCAAACATTAAAACGATTTGGTAACAAGGGCTATAAATAATAAAACCCTTGCCACCGCACCGCTAAAGTGAA